CTCTACTGGTGCGCCAGCTTTAGTAATGTTCTTTGCTTTTTTAAAATCTACTTTAGCCATTTTAATTCTCAAAAGTAAAAGCCCCTTTCGGGGCTAGATGTTAGGTTTTAGGGGCATTAATTAATGGAGTTGAACGTTCAAGAGCAATGGTATACATCACAAGAGCGTCTGCTTCGAATGTTGGTGAAGGAGTTGAAACACTCGCTTGGAATGACCACCAAGAACGAGTCGTTGGTAAAGTCACATTACTACCTGTAACTGTTGGAGCATCGGCACTCTCTGATCCACCAATGTAAAATTGAAGTCCTTGCTTTTTATCTTGCGCCCACTCAATTAATTGGATTTGTGAGGCATTTTCAGCATCATACGCCCAACCTAAAGAACCTTGACCAGGATCACTCAAACCTGTGATATAGGTTTTTGCATCAGTATCATCTAAACAAGTTGTTTCTAGCCGCGTTGTACTATCACTTCCTAAGTCGATAGTCGTCAAACACAATGCTCGGGTTAATGTTGTTCCATCAAACGCATAAACGTGCGTTCCATTGGCTTTGGTTTGTGCCATGAGTAGCTACTCCTCTTATTTTTGGCATAAAAAAGCACCCGATTGGGTGCGTTGGTTGTAAATATAGTTTTAATCAAATAAGCATGGTTGAATCTGTCGATCTACATTAGCTATGGCTGTAGTTAAACAATCTCGTTGCTTCTTCCAAGCCGAAAGACCTTTTCCACATGCACTAGCGATTTCTTTTTCACACTCTAGTTTTGCATTTAGGGCTTCACGTTGTTGCATAAGGGCGAAGTAATCAGTTTGGAGTAATGTTCTTGCTTCAAAAAATGCCTTAACTAATGCTTTTTTAAACTCTCTAACTCTTGGGCTATTTCTCATATAAGTCATCAGTAGTGTTGCCTGTTCTTCATTCAATACGGCATATTGCGTATCGCCACCACCATGACCACCTTGTAATCTTGGTCGCATTTCAAATGTGACCAAACCGAACTCAGAAAAATCAGATTTATAACTTCTTACAAGTTGAATAACCGACTTGTGCTGTAAACCTAAGCCAAGAGCAATCTGTAATGTTGTGGTTTTTGGTACACCTTTTTCAACATCTACAATTTTGAACTTTACATTTGCATTCATGATTAACTCCTTGAGTTGTGATTAACCTGTTTGTTGAATGCACTTGGAATAACAAACAGGCATAAAAAAACCTGCCGCTATGGACAGGTTCGCTTAAATGGTATGTGGTTAGATTGTGTGTTTTATCGAGTTAAAAACCAATTTGCATCAAAACCACGGCTAAAAAGCTTTGTTTCTTGCTCATAATTGCTGATTCGAGGATTCAAAATATAACTTTGGTTTTCTAATGCTCTACGGATTGCATCACGCCCTTCATAGGCGCGTTTTTGATTAGTGTCATAAACAATGACCTGATACATGATGTGATCAGTCTTAGCCGGGCAATCAAGGCTATTCTCAGCATTACCACCAACCTCTTGCCATACTGCATATGGTGTTTGAGTTCCAATAGGTGCTATGTCTTCATAGATGCGAAGGTTGTCACCAAAGATGGCTTTCACCGCAGCATCCGCATTAAGAGTTTTGTAGATAGGTAGATAAATCATAAGTTCGCCAATTCCTTATCAAGTTCAGCATTAAAGACTTCAACAAACTTATTTGTGACTTGCTGAATATTGGTTGCTAATGCAGGACGCATGAATGGAGTTGCAGGCATCTTTGAAGTGCCTAGCTCCAAAAACCTCCAGTAGGTCGTATTTCCTCCTGATTTAGCAGCTAATGCCTGTCGATCTGAATTAGCATTCATAGCTGCACCACCATCCACACCAACACGCATTCTTATTTCATTTTTATTGCGTGTTTTACCAGGTGAGACTTTAATGTTTTTCCAAATTTTCTCTCTAGTATCTGGATCATCAATTGCTCTAGCATTTAAACGAGCAGCATCACGAACAATATTCATTGCCTGACGTGCAGCCTTTCTGGAAATACTTTTAGTTTTACGAGGATTGGCAAGTCTTTGAAGTCGATTTACAACATCATCAAGACCTGTAATATCAAATTCCACCCCTGCCATAAGCACCTCTACTTTAGTTTTTCCAAACCTTGCCCTAACAAGAAAGTGCAATAAATATTGCCTGTCTCATTGTCATCAAGTGCTTGGCTTTGGATTGAGAAAGTTCGACCTTTCCAAATGACTTGCATTGTCGTGTTGATGTCTTCTCGATAGCGAATTTTCATTCTTGCAACCACTTCGGATTGATCTGCTTGCGCTGAAATCAAATCCTTTGCTGACAATGGGGTAACTTTAGCCCACAGCTTTTGGTATTCCTGCCAAGAGCCTTCAATTTCATAACCATCTTCATCACGACCGCCACCAACATAGTGTTGGACGGTGACTCGGTGTCTTAACTCGCCTGCATTCTGTCCCATAAATACCTCACACAGCCGTAGGCGTTCGATAGGTGAATAAGAGTGACTGTACTGGCTGCGGCATGAAATTACCATTCACAGGTGCATCAGATTCGGCATTACGATGCTTGTCGTAATATCCGACATACACTAGCACCGCTAAGCGAAACTCTTCTGGATATGGCAATTCATGATGTGCTGCGTCTGTATAGCGCAAAACGGCTGATTCAGCAGCTTTTCTATAGATTTCTAAGTTTGAGTCATTTGAATCATCATCATAACGAAGGTGTTCTTTGACTTCTTCAAGAGTAACTATGCTCATTCTGTCCACTCCTTCGCGCATAACTTAAAGTTCTTATGATCGAACTCACCTTCGTGGTCATTTTCACAGTGCCACAACGAGCCATTTTTAGTGATGAACTGCCCTTTCTTATATGCAACATCATCCTTAAATACACCCTTATAAAGCGATTTAAGCGAGTTATCAGGTTGACTAGATTGTGCTTCAGATTTACTGAATGGATCGTCTTTCGCATCTCGTTTGGCTAAGGCTGAAAGCGAGTAGTTCTGTTGTTGAATCATCGGCACATCACCACCTTCAACTGGCAAAAGCCCCAGTTCCGCACGACCTTCATTAGGGGAGATTAAGCCAGCACTTACACCTTCTTTCAGATATGCCATTTTGGATGATTGATTCATTCGTATAAGTGTTCCAAGATCAAGGAATGCTTCTGCTTTGTAGCCTGGCAAATCTAAACCTTCATCAAGCAAGTTTTCTCGAGCTTCAATTAATGCTTGTAAACAATCTGAGTAATAAATTTCATTTAAATTCTCAACATTTGTAGTGCCTTGAACATCAACCACTCCAACTTTAAATGGAGGCACATTAAAAGCTGTACAAACAATTTTTGCAGTCATCCCAAGTTGTTCAATCATTTGTGAATCGGCAGCACTCATCCCTAAAGATTGGTAAACCATGCCATCACCAATAACTGCTGTAGCACCTATGTTCACGCCTGAGTATTTTTGATTCCACTCAGTCTGAATCTTCTTTGCATTCTCTGGTGTGATTGCACCAGGTGCAACAAGGATTCCTCCCGGTCTACTTCCATTTGAAAAGAAGTTTGTACCATTGTTAAGAATCTTAATTCCCATGCCTGCCGCAATACCACATGCCATAATTGGCGTTAGCCCAACTAGAGGGTGATAAAAAGCATTGATACGGTCATGAATGATTTCAGAGGCAGGAACAATCACTGATTCTGTCTGTGTTAGGCGGTCAGTATTGAACTGATAAAACACATTGCCGTTGTCATCAACAAGTGGCGTAACCAAATCAGGGTTAAGCACCACCATTCGATAGACTTCACCAAAAATATCCCGCAGTTTCCACACATAAGTGTTGCCACGAAGTAATAAACTTGATGTCCATTGCTCTTGGAACTGCTGCCAAGTTTGGTAATTGTTTGGTTTCTTTAAAACGCGCAACTTGTCAGGGATGTCGACATTAACTAACACCCCTTTTTCTTTTCGCTTCAAGAGAATTGGTAACTTACCAATATCTTTAGAGATTAGGCTTACACAGGCGAATACAGCATAAGATGCAACAAGATCGTCACGGGTTAATTCATCATTTTTCTGCCAAGCACCTGAGTAAGGCTCCTGAACAAATAGGCTATTCCAAGTCTGCCCAGCATTATGGACACTTTGAAAGCTCTTTTTACCTCTAAACCAGTCAAGAATGCCCATTTTTACCGCCTTATTCGCTAGTTTTTACTTCTTTTTTAGGTTTAGTTGCTACCTTTTTTGGTTCTTCATAAGGCTTTGCAACACCCGTTTTAATCAAGATATTTGCTTCAAAATCGGTTACTTCAAGCACATCACCCACATTTGCATTGTGCATAACCTGTAAATATTCAATTTTCATAGCTGCTCCCATAGCTCAACAATGAAGGTTCATTGCTCAGATATGAAAACAGCCCCAATTAAGGAGCTGTTTTGGTCAAATCACCATTAAGGTGTAGGCGTGTAATCAATATATGCTGCGGCAATTGCACGACGCTTAGCCCAAGTGATGAACTTCTCAACACGAATGGCAAATTTGTTCTCTTGCCATAAGTTGTGGGTAGTTGATCCATCAACAAGTGTTGCTTGGTCGCTGTACGCAACATCCACACCGCCATCTTGAGCAACAAGCAATTCGCTCATTTTCACCAAGATAACTTTGTCACCGACTGACTGCGATGTAATCACCGGAATACCTAACAAGGTACGCGCTGCTCCTGCGAAGCTCATACCATTGAAGTAAGTATTGCCCAATGCATCACGTAACAGCGCGTATTGCATAGCGCGTGTTTCGCTCATCAAGAAGTACGCGTTATCCGTACTCAAGTTAGCAGTGATAAAAGTTTGAATTAACTTAAGCAAGTCAGCTTCAATCTGTGCAGCTGTGGTTCCTGATGGGGTAATGGCTGTTACTCCATTCAAAATACCTGCCGGAGTGATGTCAGTTTGTGCCTGTGAACCAAGGAAGGTTGTATCAATTAATGCTTTAGTTGCCTCAATCAGGTCATTCAACACAAGTTGGTCAATTGCAGGGTCTGCTCGACGCAATAATTCCTGTGTATAGACAGTAATTGCAGCAAGTTTATGCTCTTTGATTTCGATGTTATTGAAAGTCGGGTTTGTTAAAGGCTTTTTAGCTCCCTCGCCAACCCATGAAGCCGTTCCGCCCGTCAACTGTCCATTAATCTTCACATTAAATGGAACAGAACGATAGCCTTGCAACTTATCAAAGATCGCTGCATTGCGAAGCAATTCCAAGAAATCGCCTTTGTAAGTGTCTGTCTGAACCAATGGAGCGGCGAAGCCTGGATCTGTTGTGGTACCTAACGTGGCTTTTTCCACATATTGAATAACAGCTTCGTCATATCCCAAAGACTTTGCGGCATCAGCCACAGTCATCAAACGGCCCTGTTTCTGCTCATGACATGCAAGCATTTTGGCACGGGCAAACTGAGCGAAGGGCATACCTTTAGGAAGATTGGATTTAACTTCAATCTTTGGATCAGCTTTTGGCTTAGGATCACCCTTAGCTGACTTCTCTGCTTCTTCGGGATTATCACCAGCAACTGGTGTAGCTGTTTCAGCAGCAGCTTCGGCAGCAGCAATCTGCTTTTTAGTACGCTCAATGTTTACTTCGATCGCAGAAATTTCTTTTTCCAGAGCTTGAATCTCATTTTCAGTAGCTTCATCCGGTGTAGTACCAGCTGCTGCTGATTTTGAAAGTGCTGTTTGCATTGCCTGGTTCTTTTCAGCTAATGCCTTGAGCAATTTTTTTAAGTATTCATTCATAATTTTACTCCACCCTGTGTTGGGCTATTAAGTTTTACAGTTACGTGTTTTTGCTCAGATGAATCGCCATCTGTAACGTTCTGAGGTTGTTTGCCCAACGCTGCTTTGTGTTCCTCAAATGCTTTTTTGAAATCTGTTCCGCTGTCGCGGTTATCTGGGATTGTGACAAGGGAAAGCTCGTACCATTCCCATTCATCAAACTGAATGCCGCCACCTTTAATCATTTCGGCTTGATCCCAATTTGGGATAAAACCAACTGATAAACCTTTAACTAGGTCATATTTAAGAGACTGGTAGGCTTCATTGACTCGCTCTTTTAAGCGACCATCTTCTTTGATTTCAGGAATGTGTAGAGTTACCTCAATTCCTTTTTCCGTGACTTTTGCTTCAGTTACATGCCCAATTGGTTGGCGCATGTCATGATGAAATAACAGTGGCATTGGCAGTTGAAACTTTGCCCCTTTCGGAATCATGATGTCTTTTGAGCGATCCTGATTAGGCGTACTAGCCACACCTTTAAATGTTCGCTTTTCTTCATCAACGGATTTAATTTCGAACGAGCCGAATGATTTATGCAGAGCAGTCATAGCCCCTCCAAAATGCAAAAACCGCCAATTAAGGCGGTCATTAGTTGAATTTAATTAAACGAAAAAGACGTTGTATTCTTTTGTTGATGGTTCAGGGTTCATCGACATAAGAGCCACAGCGTTAAACGTGGCAATCAATGGGTCAATCTTCCCTATTCCTGATTCTTGCTTGGTTATTCGCATACCATTGCCAACCATAATCACTCGAGCATTACCTGCCGCCCAAGTCATTAACTGCTGTCCTGCATGGTAAAGGTTACCTTCTGCTAATTTGCGCTCAGTAGTGAGGATGTAACCCATTAACTTGTAACCTTGAGGTACAGCAAACATTGAATCTTCAGGAACACCAACCTCTAGTAGTCCATCCAGCAAGCCACCTAACCCAAGCGGATCTAGTCCAATCTTATTGAGCTTGCCACTGTCATAAACTTTCTTGGCAATTGCTGCGAGTTGATCAATGTCGTCACCGACTCGATCTACCACAGTGAGTGATTGCTCTTTTTCAAAGTCCTGATACTTAGGTATGTTCTCTTTACGACGTTCCAATGCGATTTTATTGGCCCATGCATGATTCCAAAGCCACCAAATACGAGGATCTTCTTTTAATCGGCCAAGTGCAGCAAACCCCAACAAATCATCTAATCCACCTCCATCAATCCCTAGTGTGATGACATCTGATAACTCAATGAGTTTTTCAAGCTGAATATTCTTGGCTTGAGCATTCCAATACTCAGCACCTGCCCATCGGTTAGCACGAAGGTTCATACCAATTTCTATGTTTAAGTGTTTGGCCAAGAAGTCTCGAAGTGATTCTTCACCTGCATCTTTGACCTTTCTGAACTCTGAAATCAGGTATTCAAGGTCAACTGATGCCCCTAAGTTTGGGTTTGTGATATAGAAATTCTCAGGCTTTAAGTGTTCACCCGCTTCGACCAAGTGTTTAGGGAACTCATAGATAAGGGGTAAGAACCCTTTATCCTCTTTGATTCCATCCCGCACATCACGGGCATAATCTAAAAGCTGCTTAAATACACCACATGGCACTTCATCTGACATGGTAGACAGATAAATCACACATCCTTCTGGACGTGATGCCAAACCACCCTTTGCTTCACGAAACATCGATTCAGCATTAGCACGTTTACCAAAGAGCCAGACCTCATCAATAAGAATGATTGAAGCTTTCTTACCTGCTGCTGCGTTAGATTCTGCTGCGATAACTTTAAGAGTTGCGCCAGTACCCAAATGAGTAACTGTCTTTGTGTGCTCTGACACATTGATCATTGCACTGAGTTCTTCATCTGCGCGTATAAAGTCACGGATAGGGTTAAAGCTGTTGTCTGCGACTTCCTTTGTTGGTGCCAAGATAATCAACTCGGCTGAAAGCCGGTCATTTAACAACAATGCAACAAGCATCACACCAGCTGCAATCGTGGACTTGGTATTCTTCTTGGAAATCAGTAAAAAGAATTCACGGATTAATCGACGCTTAGTGCTTGGATCGTATGCCCCAAAAATTGCACGAACAAACTCAATCACCCATTCCAATGTGACATCGCCCATCTTAGGGCTACCCATCACATCGACAAGAATCAATTCTTTAAATATTCGTTCAGCAACATCGGCAACATGTGGAAATAATGGCTCACAAGGCATGAGCGACTTTTTAGCAACAATACGCTCCTCCCAGTTTGGGCAAGCGGTTGTCCATTCTGGAAGCATTGCGGTCATTTATTCTGTCCAATAAAAAACCGCCTCTTTGGGCGGCTATTTAAATAAAGAATTTCTTTTTGGGTTTATTTTCTGTCAGCTCATGTTCTAAGTATCTCGCCCTTTTGGATTTATACATGCGAACCGCATCAGCAGTAATATGAAGATTTCCATAATCAGATTTAATATGTGGCCTCAATACAAGCATGTTCCAATTCTTACTAATCACCGTAAAAATCTGACCTATTAATTCTTTTGACAGGGTGTCACCTACAGATACAATCTGCACATAATCACCTGTAAAGTATTTTGAACCATTCATACTGTTCTCCTATTTCTCATTTGATAGCCAACCGAGGGTGTGTCCATCCCCATGCTGCGCAACACTGTAGACATTACAATTGGCTATCAAATAAGAAACCGCCCGAAGGCGGCTATACTTTTGCAAACTTAAAATCTTTCTTTGAGGTGTATATCTTAGTAATATGCCTTAAAGCATCTTCCTCAGTATCAAACATCATTGAGAAAGTTTTAAATTGGATCTTCTTTCCATTTGATAAAACATGATGCTTAAACTCGTAATCTGCAAAGTTTTCCCCTGACATTTTTCTAAAACCCATCAAAAAGTGGCTTAGTTTCTCACCTACATGCCAAATTAGATGTTCAGGGATGAAGCGCAATTGATCACGGACTAATTCACGGCAAAATGGATGACGAACATGTTGATGATCTGAGTTAATAATCCACTCAATCTCATCCAAGCGCTGTAAGTACTCAATTAAGTTCTTAATCTGGTTAACTTCAAGTAGGTCAGAGAACTCGCCAATTGGCGTTCTATAAAGTGTTGGAGTATCAACCCAGTTATATTCTGGCACATCAATTTCTAGGCTAATTTTCATTAGAATTTACCATTGATTTATAATGTTAAATTATACCATAAATACATGTTTTATTTAGCAATATACCTAATTACTTGTATCAAATTTTAACTAGGAAGCTGACTATTCAAAGTACCAAATTTGCCTGACTTTGTAGCTGCTTTCGCTGCATCTTCTTTAGTTTCTTTCTTGCCCTTTTCGGCAACTTTGCCGTGGACGTATGGAAGGGCTGCCTTTGCTGCATTGAAGCGCAAGAACATATCTTCACTGTTGTTCATAACATCGATCAAAAATTGTAGTGGGTCATCCTTTGCGTAATCATCATCACTTAAAGGGTTGTCATCTTCCCCACTCGACACTGGTTTAACTTTCGGTTTTTCAGGAGTTAAAGTTCGACCTTCTTTTTCTGCCTTTAACTTTTCAATGTAGACAATAATTTCAGAATTATTTTTTAGTTTTGAGCCTTGCTGTGAAGCAGTCTTTTCTTCATAACCTGCTGAAATAGCAGCTTCTTTGTTTGTTGCACCATCAACAATGGCGCGAGCAAACTTTTTCATTTTCTCGGTTAATGCCATTGGATCACCTTTAACTTTTGCTTTAACTTTTCATGAAAGGGGAAGTTTTTTTATAAATGAGATGGCGGGCGGTGTCCGTAAAAATTTCTAAAAAAACTTTTGCCCTCCCCCCTCTAACTTCTATGTTTTTAAGTATTTATCAATATTTTCATTAAGACCATCGCGATACAGAAACCAATCACTACACCAAAATAGAAACTTCCTTTCCATTTATCAGCCAAGATTGTTTCATCAGGATATGTAATTTGTATTTGTGGTGGTGGAACATATTCTGGGATTGATCTTTTGGTTGATTGACTCAAATTCTTCATAACCTGCTCTCCTTCAACGTCTTCTCTTTATGACAAGGCACACACAAGCTCTGTAGGTTTGATTCTTCATCATTGCCTCCTTGAGCAATATTAACAATGTGGTCCAACTCAAGCTCCATAGTGACGACACCACAACATTGACATGTGTACTTATCTCTTAGGTGTATCTTTGCTTTGAGTCTGCGCCATGGACGACCACCACGACCTGAACCCCAACTATTCTGCCTTGGTGTTCTCTGTGCCTGTAGTCTAGGCTTGAGTGTTTGTAGTTTCATGATCACCAACTATTCTTAATCGATCACCATCAATGATGAACTTAACAGTTAACTCAACATATCCATTAGGGTTT